CGCGTATCTGGCAACCGGCGGCGTCTTCACCATGGCCGACTGCTACACGATCACGCTCCAACCGGGCGGAATCTACCGCTGGACGAATGCGGACATTCCTCTGACCTTGAATAGCCTCCTGTTCACTTCATCACTGGACAATGGGGGTCAACCGCTCGTGAAGCGCGGGGCTATCCGCAACGCCAGGGGCACCGAAGTAGACACGCTGGACTTGACGCTGCTGTGCGGCGGCTCCGCTCAACTCATGGGAACGAATATGAGCCTCGCGGCCATCAACGGCGCATTTGACGCGGCCAGGGTGCGGGTGGAGCGCGTTTTATCCGCGTACCCCGGCGATACGTCCATGGGTTCCGTCGTCCTGTTTGAGGGCAACTGCGCGGGCGTTGATCCGTCCTCGACTCAGGTTGTCTTGCACGTCAAGTCAGATCTCGAGCTTTTGCAGTACCAGATGCCCCGGATTCTCTTTCAGCCGGGTTGCGCGAACTGCTTTGGTGATAGCGGCTGCGGAATCAGCTTGCCGAGCCTCACGGTTGCCGGAACGGTTGGGGCGGCCCCGTCAGCCTCCAGCCTTCCAACGACGATTACAGGCTCCTACGCTCTCGGGGTCGTGGTTATGACGAGCGGGGTAACATCCGGCTCGCGTCGGACGGTAAGCCAACTCTCAGGCGGAGCCATCACCTTTACCGTTCCGCTACCCGCTACGCCCTCGGCGGGTGACACCTTCACCATCTACCCCGGTTGCGCCCGCACAGCGGCGGCTTGCGCGGCCTATAACAACTCGAACAACTATCAGGGCTTCCCCTACGTGCCAGAAACGAGCACCAGCCTATGACCGCGCTTGATGAGATGTTGCAGCGTGAGGCCGTCGTCGAGGAGGCCCGGTCTTGGGTTGGGACTCCATACCATCACCATGCGCGCATCAAGGGCGCTGGTGTGGATTGCGGCATGATCCTTGCTGAGGTTTACGAGCGCGCCGGGGTTCTTCCCCACGTTGATCCTGGCGAATATGTTGCCGACTGGTTTCTCCATCAAGACGAGCCGGTTTACCTCAATATCGTTGAGCAGTTCGCGGCCAAGATCGACGGCCCGGCTCAACCGGGCGACATCGCAATGTTCCAGTTCGGGCGCAACCCGGCGCATGGAGCCATCGTCGTTGAATGGCCGGCCATCATTCACAGCTTCAAACAGGCTGGCATGGTGATTCTCGACGACGCCGTTTCAAATTGTGACCTTGCCGATCGGTTCGTAGGCATCTGGTCGCCCTGGGCGAAAGCGAGGCCCGAATGAGCGGCTTAATGGGAGGCGGGTCTTCGAACGCGCAAACACCGGTCAAGCTGGCGTCTGTTCAGGTTTCGACCTCGATGTACGGCAAGCCCAAGGCGCTCGTCTACGGCTGCACGCTGGTTGCCAGTAACATGATCGACTGGGCTGGCTTCACCTCTCAGGCGACAACGTCGGGCGGCAAGGGCGGCGGCGGCGTGACCGGCTATAACTACTGGTCTGACTTGATTCTTGCCCTCTGTGAGGGTGGCGCCAGCGGAATAGTCGGGGTTCAGCGGGTTTGGCAAAATAAGGACTGCTACACGCTGGCCTATTACGGCCTCTCGCTCATGACCGGCGCAAGGCCGCAAGCGCCCTGGGGGCCATGGCTGAGTAAATGGCCCAGCCGGGCGCTCGGTTATAGCGGAACGGCTTATATTGCCGGCCTTCAAGTTGCCCTTGGCTCCGATGGTGCACCGCCGAACTATAACTTTGAGGTCCAGGCTCTCCTCGGAACCGAGGCAGACCCGAATTGGCCGGGGTCGTATGACGCCAAGCCCTCGGCCGTCGTGTTCGACGTGCTCACGAATCCCTACTACGGGGCGACATTCCTAGCGGCGCGCATCGCGGACATGGTGACAGGCGCGGCCAGCTTCCAAACCTATTGCACCGCCTGTGGCTTTGCTATCAGCCCGGCTTTCACTGACCAGAGCGATGCGGCAACCTGCATCCAGCAGATCCTTGACGCGACTAATTCTGAGATCGTCTGGTCAGCCGGTACGACGGGGATGCAACTCAAGATCGTTCCCTATGGCGACACGCCCATTACCGCCAACGGCGTTACCTACACACCGAATACCACGCCGCTCTACAACTTGACCTTTGACGACTTCCTGGGGGTCATAGGCAAGGACGGGAAGCCAACCGGCAACGATCCTATCAGCACTCAGCGGTCAAGTACGCAGGACATCAAGAACGATGTGCCGGTGGAATGGTGGGACCGGACGAACAGCTACAACGTGAGCGTTACTGACAGTCCAGAACCTTCAGACGTGTCTCTGAATGGCCTTAAACAGGATTCTCCGCTCACCCTGCATCTCATCACGCGGGCCGCTCATGCGCAGCAAATCAGCGCGATTAAGGCACAGCTGAACGTCTTTGTCCGCAATACCTACACGTTCAAGGTGGGCTGGAAGTACATTCTGCTCGAACCGATGGATCTGGTGACCCTGACGGACGCCATTTCCGGCCTGTCGTTGAGAATTGTACGCATCATCTCAGTAGATATGCCCGACGAGACGAGCGAGGAAGACGGCCTCACAATTACGGCCGAGGACTGGCCCTTTGGGGTCGGGACCGCCGCGCTCTACGCGACACAGACCTCTGCAGGGACCATCCCGAATACCGACCCAGGGAACGCCAACGCGCCGACGATATTCCAAGTTCCGGCGCAGTACTCGGGTGGAGATAATCAGCTTGCCCTCGCGACTTCTGGTGGTTCTAACTGGGGGGGCTGCTACGTGTGGATGTCCGAGGATGGAGCAAGCTATGGTACTCAGCCAATCGGGAAGATTGGCAGCGCGGCGCGCCACGGCACATTAACCGCCGCGTTGCCAGCCGGCAATCCATCGGACACGGTGAACACTCTCAGCGTGCAACTAGCCGATAGCACGCTCCAACTTCAAAGCGTCTCGGCTGCATCGCTTACCGATCTCCTTACGCTGTGCTGGGTAGATTCTGAGCTTATCGCGTTCCAGACAGCGACGCTCACTGGAACCGGGAAGTACAACCTGACGAACCTCATCCGCGGGTGCTACGGTACGCCGATCTCTGCGCACGCGTCCGGCGCAAGCTTCGTGCGCTTTGACGATGCGTGCCTGACTGTTGACCTGGCGCCGACGCGTATCGGGACGCTCTACTTCAAACTCCAGAGCTACAACCTACTGGGCGGCGGCGTTCAGAACATTTCGAACTTGACCGCCTATAGCTGCACCATCGCTTCAAACGCCTCGCTGAATAGCCCCGTGAGTAACCTGACGACGGTTTACCGTGACAACCGCCTATGGTTGCATTGGGACGCCATGACTGCGGGCATCTCCTACGAGGTTCGCATCGGCAGCGCATGGGCCTCGGCTTCAGTCTGCGGCATCGTCTCGACAAATGAAATGCTGGCCAGCGGCGACGGAACTTACTGGGTTGCGCCTCGGCTTGGCACATCAGACGGCCCGGCGACTGGGCTTGCAGTGTCCGGTACCGGGCTTGTCGCCAATGTTGTCGCCACGCGAAACGAGTCGGGCGGCGGATGGTCAGGGACAAAGACCGGCGGGGTCGCCATCGTTTCCGGTCTGCTGGAGTTATCCGGCGGGTCACTCTCCGGCTTCTATCAATGCCCGGCGGGGAACATCGTTGACATCGGCACAGCCCAGGCTTGCGGGGTGACTTTCACGCTTTCAGCCGCGGGAAGCCGCAGCACGATCATTTTTGACAACATTGCCAATGTCGACACATTTGACAACGTGGACGGTGACGCGACGGGTCTAGCTACCGTGAAGCCGATGATCTCCGTGGCGGGGAATAACGGAGTCTTCGGGCCTTGGCAAGCCCTAGTGCCGGGCGTCTACTTTGGCCGGATATTCCAAGTGGGCCTCCAGTTCACGAGCACAGACCCAACAGCGATGCCGTTCGCCGCCGCCTTCTCTTGGACTGTCGATATGCCCGACAGAATTCAACGGTTCACGAGCCTATCGGTTGGTACGGGCGGCGTAACGGCCACATTCAGTCCAGCCTTCCAGATCCAGCCGAACATTCAGACCACTATCCACAACGCGCAAGCCGGGGACATCTGGATTCGTGACAGCATCTCGGCGTCTAGCGTCACCGGACACATCAGCAACGGCGGCGTGAACGTCGCCCGAACCATCGACCTAATCGCACAGGGGTATTGATATGAGCGTTGTTCCTTCCATCGCAGCGGGCGTCTCGGGCCTCACAATGCGCACCTGCGTCAACTCTGCCTTTGCCCAGATTTACAGCGATATGCAGGGCCAAGGCGCTACCGCCTTCACAACGGGCGGCGCTGCCCCTGCGTTCACCTTGACTCCCGCACCGGCGCTCACGGCCTACGCCGTCAACCAGCGGTTCAGCGTGACCTTCAATGCCGCCGGAACGACAGGCTCAAACACGTTGAACGTCTCCGGCCTCGGGGCCATAAGCCTCATGCAGTACGTGAACGGCGCGAAAGTCGCCGCTCGCGTAGTCAGCGGTATGGTCAGCGATGTTTTTTACGACGGCACAAACTTCGTGCTTCTCAATCCTGTAGTGAGCGGGGCTTCTACTGTCGGTGCTTTTCGCAACCTCGCCCTGTCCGCAACCGGGTCCAGCTATGCCGTGAGCGTATCCGCCGACGAGCTCGTGCTGGAAGACGCGAACAACAACTACTTCACGGCTCGGAGCGTGGCCGCTTCGATCTCTGTCAGCGCCAGCAAAGCAAACGGCCTCGACACCGGCTCTGCGGCGACTTCCACCTGGTACAGCGTATGGCTGATCTATAACGGCTCAACAGTCTCCGGACTTGTCTCGCTCTCCTCAACCTCGCCGACTTTGCCGAGCGGCTATACATTCAAGGCCCGTGTCGGCTGGATTCGCACCGGCCCATCTACGGCCTATCCCCTTGCCTTCCAGCAGTACGGACGACGGGTGCAGTACAAGGTCGGCGGTGGAAACCTCTCAGCCATGCCTGTTATGGCCTCTGGCTCTGCGGGCAGCGCGACTACCCCCTCGTGGTCCTATGTGTACCTGTCCAGTTTCGTACCTTCCACTGCGGTGGCGGTTACCGCTTCCGCATACGTG